TGCACCGCTACTAACTCCATTGTAAAAACCTTCTAATATTGGCATCATATTGATATCAAATATACCTGCAGGCGCTGCTAGATTATATAATCTATCTCCAGGTTTTGGTTCATTTGGGGAAACTGTTAATGCCCTTTTGTTTGTCAATCCAGTTGCATACATAAGGCAAATATCGGCTTGGATATCATAAGCCAGTGTTATTCCAACATGTTCGTTACCATCTAGATCGACTATTTTATGTTCTAAAAGTCTGTTAGCGTCCTCATCACGATCTCTGCATACATGTGCAGCAGTCATGACAAAGGATCCTCTTTCTCCAACACCAACAATAAAACCAGATCCTGCATATGACAATGTACGTCTAGAGCACATTCCAGCTACACAATTTTTAATTGTGATTTTAGATTTTATTTTTATAAAAGCTTCTCTTGGGAGATTGCTTTGCATATATTCATCATGGCGACTAACATGGTGAGAAAAAGGAGGATTACTACAGCTGCTGATGTGAGAAAAAATGAAAATTATTAATAGAAACATTGTTTTTTTGTATTTCATGCGATGCGCCTCCTAAAATAACTAGTATAGAACAGCTTAAAAGCAGCTGTTCGGTTTTAAAACAGATCCCCCAATACTGGTGAATTTCGAAATATCTATCTATTTATAATAATATTCCTGCGCAAAGGGAAATACATGGCTAAAAAAATATATGTTCTCGACACCAGCGTATATCTAACTGACGCGAACTCTTTAACCTCATATGGAAATAACGATATTGTAATTCCATTTAAAGTTTTAGAGGAAGTAGACAATCATAAAAAAAGACAAGATAGTGTTGGATCTAATGCTAGAAATGTTATTCGTAAATTAGACTCTCTCAGAGAAAAAGGAAGTTTATTCAAAGGAGTGAGAATAGATAAAGGTAAAGGTTTAATAACAGTTAAAAATTTTAAGTTTGCAAATTTACCTGAAGATATTGATTATAAAATACCAGATAATGAAATCATTGGTGTCGCCATGGCGGAAAAAAGATTAAGTTTAAATAGAAAGGTAATTGTAGTTTCACGCGACATCAACATGCGCGTTAAGTGTGATGCTTTGGGACTCTTAACCGAGGATTATATAACCAATCAAGTTGTAAAGGACACAACTCATATATATGATGGATACGTAACTCACTTGGTAGATGATCAAACAATTGATCAATTTTATAGTGGGGAAGATATTTTCTTAGAAAAGGAGGATATTAAATTATTTCCTAATCAATATATGATGTTGGTGTCAAACTCTAATGATAAAAAAACTGCGCTGGCAAGATTTATAAATTATACATCTCCATTACAAAGAGTGAATGGAATCAATTCTAAGAAAAAAATATGGGGAATTAGAGCAAGAAATAAAGAGCAGACATTTGCATTAGATTTGTTGATGGATCCCAATGTGCATGTGGTGACGTTGGTTGGAAAAGCTGGGAGCGGCAAAACATTAATGGCTATAGCTGCCGGATTAGAACAAGTTGTTGAAGAGACGACAGCAGCTAGATATAAAAGATTGGTAGTTTCCAGACCTATTCAGCCTATGGGTAAAGATATTGGTTATTTGCCTGGTTCCATGGAAGAAAAAATGAGCCCATGGTTGATGCCAATACAAGACAATTTACGATTTCTAATGGGGAATGATAAAGAAACACTTAAAATGTATACAGAGAACGGTACGATCGAAATTGAAGCTTTAACTTATATAAGGGGGCGTTCTCTTGCAGATTCTTATATAATCATTGATGAGGCACAAAATTTGTCTGCTCATGAACTTAAAACAATCATTACGAGAGTGGGGGAAAATACTAAAATTATATTAACAGGCGACGTCGAGCAAATCGATAATGCATATGTTGACGAAACCTCTAATGGACTAACTTATGCAATTGAAAAATTTAAATATTATGAGTTAGCAGGACATATCACCTTAACTAAGGGTGAAAGATCTAAAGTAGCTACGTTAGCAGCAAAAATACTTTAAATTAAAAATGAAACTAATTTAGTATATAAAACAGGAGAATGTTATGACTGATACGTTGAAAGAGGAAGATTTTAAACCAGATATTTTACAGCCAATTGGTTTAGATAATGAGATGAAGAAGTGGTTGGTTAATTATGTGGGAGAAAAATTGCAACCTGAAGATGATGAAGTGAATGTTGAAATGGTAATTCAAGTTATGGCTAAGGAATTTCCAGAATTCTTATTGCCTGTTGCTGAAGAAAATTTTATTAGAGGCTACAAGCAGGGGTTAAATGATGCGGAAATTGCGCAAAAAGAGTGGCAGGAAAATTTGCAAAAGCAATTAGATGAAAGAGGAATAACGTTACAAATAAACAATGAGAATAGATTATATTAAAAAATCTGCTATTAAAGCTTTAAGAGAAAGGAAAGAAAAATTTTTATTTAACAACATATTAGTTTTTCTTAAGGACGATCTTCCGGAAACTGTTGATATAGAAGTAGTGCTGAAAAAAATTGAAGAAACGGTACCGAAGCACTTCTTTTATTTAATAGATGCGATATATGTCGGACATTTTGATATATTTGTTCAAAATCAAACCAACGCTGCCTATAAAGATGGCGCAATTTATGTTTCAAACGCGCAAGATGACGCGAATGACATGGTTAATGATATTGTACATGAAATCGCTCATTCAGCCGAAGAAATATATGGAGAAGATCTATATGGAGATAACGTTATAGAGTTGGAATTTCTTGGGAAAAGAAAAAGACTATATCAAATATTAGATTATGAAGGGTATAAAGTAAATTTGACAGACTTTTATAATACTGAATATTCAGAAAAGTTTGATGAGCTGTTGTATCGTGAAATTGGGTATAATATATTACAAAGCTTTACTTCTGGTTTGTTTGTGTCTCCATATGGCGCCACTAGCTTGCGAGAGTATTTTGCTAATTGCTTTGAACATTACTACTTATATAACAGACAATTAGTGAAAAAGCTAAGTCCCACGGTATATAATAAATTAGAAAATATAGGAGATCTTACATGAGCTATAAACAAGGAAAATATGATAGTTATTTAAAATGGACAGTGGATAAAAAAGCTGGCACGGTAACGGTTACTGCTAATATTAAATATAATGATGGAGCTAAAAGCGCTAGCAAGCGAATAGAAATTGATGCATCAACAGTCAGAAGGGTGCTTTTAGGTGCAGGTATTGAAGCTGAACGATTAATATCAGGCACTTCCAAGGTTAATAGCCACCAACCGAATAGTCAAACAGGGCAGTGGGTGTGGACAACCAAAGGACACAATGAAAATACAACTCGCACTGTAAATGCTCCTAGAAAAACCACTAGAAAAACCACTAGAAAAGCCACTAGAAAAACTGTAGCAACCCGCACACGCACCAGCGCAAAAAAAACATTGACAAATGAAAAAACAACAGTTACACTGGATCCAAAGAATACTAATACACAAGAAGGTGGATAATGAGTCATGTTTCGTTTTCAGAGCTTAAAATATGGAATGAGTGTGCCTGGAAGCATAAATTAGCATATATAGACAATGTAACAAGCTTTGAAGGTAATGAATATACTGCTTTTGGCACCGCCATGCACAGTACGTGTGAAAGGCTGGTTACAGAAGCCAAATTTCAAGAGAAAGCAAAAATATATTTTTTAACTGAGTTTAGAGATAATCTTAAGAAATTGCCAGATGAAAATGCTCTAAATATCGACTTGATTAAGAAGATGAAGGATCAAGGCGGTATATTAATTGATTATGTACTACCAGCCCTTAAGGACTACTTTGGTTCATATAAGGTTTATTCCGTAGAAGAGCAGTTGTATGAGCCCATAGAAAATGAATCTGAATATCAATTTAAAGGTTTTGTGGACTTGGTTGTACAAACTCCTGATGGTAAATATCACGTTATAGATTGGAAGACATGTTCGTGGGGTTGGGATTCTAGAAGAAAAGCCGAAAGGATGACAACCTACCAGTTAACTTTTTATAAGCATTTTTTCTGCAAGAAACACAATTTAGATCCTAGTACTGTTGAAACTCATTTTGCCCTATTAAAGAGAACGGCAAAAAAGAACAATATTGAAATTTTTAGAGTCACTAGTGGCAATAAAAAGATTAAAAATGCCCTTAATTTATTATACAAAGCTTTGTATAATATAAAAAGTAAAAACTTTATTAAGAACAAGCTCTCTTGTACGAGAGGCTATGGTTGTGAATTTTACAAAACAAAACATTGTCCATAAATTGGAGAAGTACATTGAAAAAAATTAAAATAATGACAATAAGCGACATGCCGTTGTCTCCATCTGGTGTGGGCACTCAAACTAGGTATGTTATTGAGGGGCTTTTACGTACCGGCAAATATAAGGTAATTAGCTTAGGTGGAGCTATTAAGCACCCTCATAATAAGCCCATCAAAACGGAAGAGTACAAAGATGATTGGGTAATATTTCCTGTTGAAGGATATGGGAATCAAGAGATAGTCAGATCTATGATTCGTAATGAGAAGCCTGATATTCTTTGGTTTATGACAGATCCTCGCTTTTGGGGGTGGTTGTGGGAAATGGAAAATGAAATCCGTCCTCTTATGCCGATGGTTTATTATCATGTATGGGACAACTATCCTTACCCCACATATAATAAGGCATATTATGAGTCAAATGATTTTATTGCTGCAATCTCTAAAGTTACTGATGATATTGTAAAAACTGTCGCTCCAAATGTTATGAGTCAATACGTGCCTCATGCTGTAAATTCAGATATATTTCGAAATTTAAAAAATGATTCAAACTATTCTAAGTCTAATGCAAGAAAAGAGATGTATAGCATCTTTCCAGATCTAGAAGAAGACGACATACAAAACAAATTTATTTGCTTTTGGAACAATAGAAACGCCAGACGTAAACAAAGTGGTAGTTTATTATTTTGGTTTAAGAAATTTTTAGATAAGGTTGGACATGATAAAGCAACGTTAATAATGCACACAGAACCCAAAGATCATCATGGACAGGATCTTATTAAGATTGTTGAACACTTGGAACTACAAGATGGACAAGTACTGTTTTCAACTCAAAAAATGCCACCAGAACAGCTAGCTGGATTTTATAACGCAGTCGACTGCACGATCAATATATCAGATGCTGAAGGGTTTGGTTTATCTACTCTGGAATCTCTATCATGTGAGGTGCCTATTGTTGTTAATATGACAGGCGGTTTGCAAGAGCAAGTGACAGATGGAGAAAATTGGTTTGGTATTGGGATTGAACCATCCTCAAAGTCGATCATTGGTTCACAAGAAATTCCATGGATTAGAGAAGATAGAATTAATGAAGATGATTTCATTAATGCGCTGATAAAAATATATGAAATGAAGTCCGAAGAAAGAGAGCAGCTTGGCGCAAAAGGAAGACAACACGTAGTTGAAAACTATAATTTTGCAAAATATGTAAAAACATGGGATGAACTACTTACAAACCTTCATACTGAATTGGGTTCGTGGGAGACTCGCCGGGGCTATGCTAACTGGCATTTAGAGGAGCTTAAATGAAAAAAATAATAGTTAGAGGACCGGTATTAACTAGAACTGGATATGGGGAGCATGCTAGATTTGTTTTACGCTCTTTGAGAACGGTAGAAGATAGATATGATATTTATGTAATGCCTGTAACTTGGGGAAAGTCCAATTGGATTTGGGAAGATAATGAGGAAAGACAATGGTTAGACGCTTTAATAAAGAAGACAGCACTCTATCAACATAAAAATGGTACTTATGATGCTAGCATACAAGTGACAATTCCAAATGAATGGCAAAAAATGGCTCCTGTTAATATTGGAGTTACTGCGGGTATAGAGACAACCAGAGTATCCCCTGATTGGATCCAGAAGACTCATGAAGTTGATAGAATGGTTGTGGTTTCAAACCATTCTAAAAATGTATTTGACAATACAGCATATGAAGCAGTAAATAACGAAACAGGAGAAAAGCTGCTTCTACAAAACTCTGTTCCAATCGATGTTGTGCATTACCCAGTTAAAAAATATAAAAAGATTGATTTAGATTTTAAACTTGACACTCCTTTTAACTTTTTAACCGTGGCACAGTGGGGACCAAGAAAAAATATGCCGAACACTGTTAAGTGGTTTGTTGAGGAGTTTTTTGACAATCCAGAAGTTGGTTTGGTTGTTAAGACGTTTAAGAAGGGAGGATCTGTATTAGACAGAAAGTCAGTAACCAATTCTTTGCAAACAATTTTAGAAAAATATAAAGATAGAAAATGTAAAATTTATTTATTACATGGCGATTTGAAAGAACAAGAAATGCATTCTCTTTACAAGCACCCTAAAATAAAGGCTTTTATTTCTTTAAGTCACGGTGAGGGTTTTGGCTTGCCGCACTTTGAGGCTGCATATTCAGGATTACCAGTTATAGCTCCAGAATGGAGTGGATACACAGATTTTCTTACTATGCCTGTAAAAGACAAAAAAGGAAGAATTAAGAATAAGCCACACTTTGTTCGTGTTGAATACGATTTGAAGCCTATTCAGAAAGAGGCTGTGTGGAAAAGCGTGTTAGAGGAAGATTCAATGTGGTGCTACCCGCAGCAAGGGAGCTATAAGATGAGACTGCGCGAAGTATATAAAGATTTTGGCAGATTTAAAAAACAAGCCAAGGACTTGCAATCGTGGGTATTAGAGAATTTCTCTGAAAAGAAACAATATAGCAAATTTGTAGAATCAATCGATTCTGTAAACATATTTGATTCTCAAGAATCTGTTGAAGATGAGATAAATACAATGTTTGATGAATTATTACAAAAGAGTGAGTAAAAGTGATAATATTTGTATCTGATCTTTTCGGAGAACAGTATAATAAAGGCGGTGCCGAGCTAACAACGCGAGCTATAATTAAAAGCTCTCTCTTTCCTTGTGGGTTCACCAGGCTCAATTCATTTAATCCAAAGTTGTTATCTATTATGAAAGAATATAAACACGCATTTTGGGTGTTTGGTAATTTTTCTCTAGTTTCAGCTGAGTGTCTAATGTACGCAACTAAGAATTTAAACTATAGCGTATTAGAATATGATTATAAATATTGCCGGTTTAGATCTCCAGGGAAACACAAGTCAGAAGAAGGTGAATGTGATTGTTCTACGCACTCCATGGCAAAATTAATTTCTATGTTTTTGTATAATGCAGATATTACATGGTGGATGTCTCACAAACAATTAGAGATCTACCAATCAGAGTATCCTTTTTTAAGAAATGATAATAATAGAGTTTTAAGTTCTGTTTTTGCAGATAAAACTTTGGATTATATAGAGTCTTTGGACACTTCTAACAAAGAAGATACGTGGTTGATATTGAATTCTAAATCATGGGTTAAGGGCGTTGAAGACGCTGTAGAGTATGCTGTAGAGAATAATTTAAATTATGAATTGGTTTGGGGACTTGAACATTTTGATCTTCTAGAAAAATTGGCAAAATCAAAAGGTATCATCTTCTTTCCCCGCGCTGATGATACATGTCCAAGAATGACGATTGAAGCTAAATTGTTGGACTGTGAGATGATATTGAATGAGCATGTACAACATAAAGATGAAGATTGGTTCACCAACAAACATAGCGCCATAAAATATCTAAGGAAGAGTACTAAAAGATTTTGGAATGAAATAGAAAAAACGGCGCAGCAATCTACAAATATACCAGTTTGTGAAGCTGTTGAAAACCCCAACCCTCCAAAATTTAAATTTATAATCCCATTTTACAACTGTGAAGAGTGGATATCTAAAACCATAGGAAGTCTTAAAAGACAAAAATATGAGAAATTTGATTGTGTCTTAATTGATGACATTTCAACAGATAAATCTGTTGAAGTAGTTAAACGTAGTATAGAAGGAGATGCGCGATTTTCTTTGATAGAGAATAGTGAAAAGAAGTATGCTCTTGCCAATATCGTGCTAGGGATCGAACAGACTAATTGCGACGATGATGATGTGATAATCTTGTTGGATGGTGATGATTGGTTGGCGTCTACTAGAACGTTAACTAAACTTTGTAATGTGTATGTGGGTGACACATTGATGACATATGGGAGTTATGTACTTAGTCCAGAAGGCTTAAGAGGTCCAGAACCCTCACAATACCCAGAAAGGGTGATTAGAGACAATGCTTATAGAAAAGATCAGTGGAGAGCCTCTCACCTAAGAACGTTTAAGCACAAGCTGTGGAGGCAAATCAAACATGAAGATCTTAAAGATGCATCTGGAAACTATTATGAGATGACATATGATCAAGCCATAATGCTCCCACTGTTGGAAATGGCTCAAGAACGCGCCAAATTTATTCCAGAGGTGCTTCATGTATATAACAAAGAAAACCCTCTTAATGTTGACAAGATTAAAGCTAAAAAACAGTTTGAGTTAGCACAAGAAATTAGAGGTAAGCAATCATATGAAAGAATATAACAATTTTAATTTTTTAATTGAAAATTATAGTGTCGGACTACAGGATGACATGTCGACATCCATTCACTCTATAAATGGAGATAGTCCTTCACTATCTTCAACAGAAAAAACTTTGTATTTGTTGTGGAATCATATAAGCAACAAATTGCTAACAGATAAATTGTTGAGCACAGACTTTACTTTAGAAAAAGAAAAATTTAATAATTTTTGGAACAAAATAAAGGGTACCCCATCACCTAGCAGAGCTATGGGTGACATGTTTTGGATGAACTTGCCTTGGGGTGATATAAAGAAAAATTTAGGAGAAGTCAATATATTGGATATTGGTTGCGGTACCGGTGGGTATTGCAAGAAACTGCAGAATTGGTCTAATGGCATTATAACTTCATATAAGGGCTTGGATATATATCAATCTCCTAAGTGGCATGACAACATTAGCTGGGGTAAGGAAAAGGATATTAATGTAAGCTTCGAACAGGCAAATCTAGATAGTGATGCAATATTTGATATCCCAACAAATATAAACTTTCTCATGTCTCAGTCTGCGATTGAACATATAAAAAACGATTTAGGTACATTTAAGCAGTTAAAGAAGTTTATGTATCAAAAGGACGAGCCTTGTATACAAGTGCACCTTTTCCCAGGTCCAGCTTCTCTTGATTTATACCTTTTGCACGGATATAGACAATATGGAGATTTTGCAATAAATAAAATAGTTGACTTGTTTAGTGATTGTGATGTAGAATTATATAAAATATGCGGAGAGGCTTCTAATAAATTGCACTTTGACTACATTACAAAGCCAATATATTTAGATAATTTGGGGGATAAAAGAAATTCTAATCCTGAACAATATAGAGAATTGCTGCACGCTGCGTTATTAACAGATCTGCAAAAAGAGATAGAAAATCCTGCCTTTTGGGCATTAAAAATCTACAAAGGATGAATATGAATATTCATTTTGAAAATGTCAACACACAGAGCACCTCTGGACCAAACCACTTCGCTTCTAAATTGATTAAATATATAGATGCGGACACCGATGGCTCTAAAAAGCCAGATGCTAGGTTGTGTTTTATAGAATCTCAAAGAAGACAGTTTGATGATGTGCCGCTATTCCAGAGGTTAGATGGAATCTACTTTAATAAGGCACAAGACTATAAAAAGCAGAATAGAAATATAAAGAGAACTTATGATAATGCAGATGGGGTTATATTTCAGTCTGAGTTCAACAAACAGCTTATAACTAAATATTTTGGAGAACACAAGAATTCTACTGTCATACACAATGGTGCTGATGTAGAGCATATTGAATCAATCAAGCCCTTGCGAGGGATGCTGGATAATTACGAACATGTTTGGTGTTGTGCTTCGTCTTGGCGTCCTCACAAAAGGTTGAATGAAAATATCAAATATTTTTTAAAGCATTCTTCGAAAAATGATTGTTTGGTTGTTGCTGGAGGAAACCTTGAATATCTTGAACAAGCAAAAATTGCGAGAACTCCTAATCTTTTTTATGTTGGCGAACTAAACATAAGGTATCTTACCGCTCTCTATAAACGCGCAGATTATTTTATCCATTTGGCTTGGCTCGATCATTGTCCTAACGTGGTTGTTGATGCACGCGCTAGCGGGTGCCAAATTATATGTTCTTCTGCTGGTGGAACAAAAGAAATAGCTGGATTAGATGCGGTTGTAATTGAAGAAGATGAGTGGGATTTTGAGCCGGTTGAGTTATATAAACCACCTAAGATGGATTTTTATAAAAAGGTGAAAAATAATATTGAAGTAGATTATAATATGAAAACAGTTGCAGAGAAGTACAGGAACTTTATAAAAGAGACAATTAATGAATAATGCAGAAATATTATCATGGGTTGAATGGGAAAAACATTCTACTTTAGAAGAAAAGGCTATTCTAAATCTTAATGAATTAATAGTTCCAAATGCTGCTAGTGGAAATCCGAATCATCAAGTCGTGATTTATGGAAAGTTATGATTATGAAAGTTTTGTTTGTTTCCAACAACCGTGATATTAGCGTTGGTTCTTATAGAATTTGGGTTAATGATTTAAATGATTATTTTCGTGATTGTGGATATCAATCTGAGATAGCAACCAATAAGACAGATGTATTAGATTATGATGTTGTTATCTGCGGCAAAAACGATGTTGCAACTGCCATTGGCATTAAGAAAGCATATCCAAATAAGAAAGTGGGTGTTATAAATTTGGCAGCCGACGCTAGAAACCTACCAATAGACTTTGTAATTGTTGGCTCCATAGAAGAGATGGATAGTTTATCTCATTATAAGAATGTGTTCCTTTTTCCTTTGATTGAAAAAATGTATCAAGGCGATGACTATAAAACTCATTCTAAGAAATCTAGGTTAAGGATAGGTTTTCATGGACATTATCCGCATTTAAGCAAGTTTGCGCCTAATCTTAAAAGAGCTATAGAAGAGGTTAACAAAGCGTGTGATATAGAATTGTTTGTTGTGACGTCCAACACATCATTTAAATGGAAGGTTGGAAAACCAAATATTGAAAACATTATTATGAAACCGTGGAACATTAAAACCATAAAACAAGATTTGTTAAGTTGCGATATTGGTATTGTTCCCAATGTGACTCATATACCATTGGACTTAAGCAAGCATAAAACCTCTACAGATCTTGGTTTATATAACACGGATTTTATAGTGAGAATGAAAAACAAATCTAATGCAGGTAGGGCTTTTGTTTTCCATCAATTGGGGATCCCTGTGATTGCTGATTTTACTCCTAGTAATTTTCATATTATGGGTGATCCTGAATGCGGGATTATTGCAAACAACTACGAAGGCTGGAAAAAAGGTATATTAAAGTTACAAGACTTTAGATTAAGGCAAAAAATGGCAGATCGCGCAAAGAGAGAATTTGATAAATTATATAGTCCATATGCATGGGCTTCTAAATTGTATAATGACATATTGGGGATAAGTTATGAATAAAGGTGTATTGTATATTGCTTTTGGTAAGCATTTTATTAAAGAGATGTTGTTCTCTGCAGAGTCTGTTAAAAAACATAATCCAGACTTACACATAACTGCGTTTATAGATAAACAGATTGAGTCTGAGTATATTGATGAGGTTAAGATAATTAAAGTCGCTCATTTGCGTCCTAAAATAGATTATATAGCTTTAACTCCCTATGAGCAGACGTTGTTTTTAGATACAGACACTATAGTTGATCGCAACATAGAGGATCTGTTTGAGTTGCTAGACAACGTTGATTTTGCCGGCACTCATGATTTGGCGAGAAAAAGAAAGAAATATTCAACTGTCATGCCTGAGTATAGAAATATTCCTTATGCGTTTTCTGAAATTAATACTGGCGTGCTCGTATTCAAGAAAAACGAAAAAGTCTTAAAGCTTTTTAAGGATTGGAGAGAGTGTTTTTACCATTATCGGCATTATTGTCCTTGGGATCAGGCTTCATTCAGAATTTCTCTTTGGAAAGCCATTCAAGAGGGGTTACAGTTCTATGTTTTCCCTGTAGAATATAATATTAGAAGTAAGGCGAATAGAGAAAAACAACATATTTTTCATCATGAGTTTGGAGAAGAACATCTTGCGCCAAGAATATACCACATGCATGCTGATCCACGAATAAACAAAGGTACATATGAAATTGAATCGCTTGATGAAGCGTTAAAAATTTGCAAAGAGAACTTTATGGAATATTAGGATGAATTTTAAAACGCTTATAAAAGATATGAAAGCTTCTGGTAAGGGATTAATGTCTCAGACTCAATATATGAATGTTGGTTACGTTTTGGACTTATTGTCTCCATGTAATTTTTTAGTTTTCGGATTAGGAGAGGACTCTTATATTTGGGAGCAGATAAATGCTGGCGGCAAGACTGTGTTTCTGGAGGATGATTTAGAATGGATTGAAAAATTTAAAGATCCAGACGTCAATATTAAAATACATCCAGTGAAGTACGATACTAAAGCACAAGAGCATGCTGATATTGGGTTTGATATCGAGAAGCTTAAAATGAAGCTTCCAGACGAAGTTACTAGTATAGAGTGGGATATGATTCTTGTCGACGGACCTCTTGGACACAACCCCCCTAGACCATATAAAGGTCCAGGTAGGATGCAAAGCATTTATACGGCACACTATCTTTTAAAGAATAATGGTATTTGCGTAGTTGATGATATGGGTCGGCTTATTGAAGAGAAATATGCTAGTCATTTTTTTGGCAAAGAGAATCTTTATAACATTGTTGAAAATAAGGTTGGGATATTTAAAAAAAGAAAATGATTGATAATTCTCTTTTTAAAAGCATTATACACGGAAAAACAGTTGCTTTGGTCGGTCCAGCAAAATATATGGTTGGCTCTTGTTTGGGTGAAGAAATTGATCAACATGACGTGGTTGTTAGAATCAATAGAAGCATTGAAACCACTAAACAATATTCAGCTGATGTGGGGGTAAAAACCGATGTTTTATATTCTTGTTTGATAGAAACAGCACAAAATGCTGGGAAGTTAGACGTTCTTGAGTTAAAAAATGATTATGGTGTTAAGTTCGTGTGCGCCCCTCCACAATCTGATTATAAAGGGATCTCCCAAAGAACAACGTTTCATGAGATGGTTAATATGAAAACTGTTAAACATATAATTAAAGTATTACCACTTAGAATTGTTGATCATCAGATGCATACAGAATTGGCAAAAAAGGTTCAATGTAGACCAAATACTGGATTTCTTGCAATATATGACTTATTAAATTTTAATCCAAGCATGTTGTCAATATATGGATTTAGTTTTTATTTGGATGGTTTTATACCCGGCTGTAAGTCTGGTGTTGAAAAAGAAAAAAACGTAACAGAAGATGAATTTGCTACGATGGCATTTAACTCAAAGAGACATGTACAAAAAAACATATGGCAATATGCTAAAGATACTTTGAGAGACAACCCTTCTGTTAAATTAGACAGTGTATTAGATGTGATTTTAAATTTAGAAAAGCTCGACAAGAAGCTTTTTAGTGATGCTATAAAATGAAAATTTTTATTCCAATAAAAGAGCAATCACAACGGGTGCCAAAAAAGAACTTTAGATTATTTGCAAATTTGCCGTTATATAAACATACGCTTTATAAACTAAAAGATTTTGAAGTATATGTTGACACAGACAGTGAAGAAATCATCAAGGAAGTAAAAAAAGATAAAAACCTATCACATGTTACTGCTTATAAAAGAAGCTCAGCGCTTGTCGATCATAATACTTCTGTGTGTAAGTTAATTAAACACTTCATTGTTCATGAACAACAAAGTGTAGAAAACGATATAATATGCCAGATTCACGTCACTTCTCCGTTTTTAGGTGTCGCAACGCTAACTGCAGCGGCGAAAAAGTTTGATGAAGGATATGATTCTATCACCTCTTGCATATCAACTCAAAAAAGATTTTGGAGGAAAGAGGAATACGGTGTGTGCCCCGTCAATCACAATCCAATGATTCTGCAACAGACACAAGATCTACCAGTATATTATGAAGAGAACTCTTTATTTTATATGTTCTATTCCGACATTGTGTTAAATAGTGGAAATAGAATTGGTAAAAATCCATATTTTTATCCTACAAGTTTTTTGGAGAGCTTAGATATCGATACTGAAGATGATTGGGAATTTGTGAACGTAATACAAAGCAGCACCAAAACAAAAAAATATAGGAGATTTTTATAGTGGTAAGGAGATTGGCATGGCAGCAAATACCATCAACTGTTGTATCTGATATACTTTGTCAAAATAAATTAGATGGTGTTGTAATCGACACTGAACACGGTTGCTTTAATAATGAAACGTTATATAGCTGTATACAAATAGTCACAGCCAACAATAAACAGTGCTTTGTTCGACTAGGAAATCTAGATCTACACATGGTTAAATATTGTTTAGATGCTGGGGCAACTGGGTTAATTTTTTCAACAGTAGAAACTAGAAAACAAGCCGAACAAATTCATGAATATTGCAAATACCCAGTAGCTTATGGTAAAGACGGTTACGCAACCTCTAGTAGACGTGGCTTAGGACTAGTTAGACAAAACAAGTGGGGAAATAATAAAGCTTTAATAGCAAAACCGCCCATAATAGTTGCTCAAATTGAAACTAGAAGGGGTGTTGAAAACATTGGCGACATTAAGGGTTTTGACTTTTACATGATTGGTCCTTATGACTTGTCTACTAGTCTTGGTATACCTGGACAATTTAATAACTCTTTGTATCTAGAAGCGGTAGAAAAGGT